GATATAATCTAATACATCTCTTATTTCTTCCATTTCAATAGATACAGGAGCAAGATTATCATAAAATAATCCACCCTCACTCTTATCATAATCATCGTGAATGTTAGAGAGCATATCCCTTAATATTTGTTTCCATTCTTTTTTTATTATCATAAGTACCCCTCCCATTTAAAACGTGTAAAGTCTTTTAACTGTACTTCAAATTTAGTTTTTAAAGTGTGTCTTTCAAGTTTTATTTCCAAAATATTAATATCTATAATTTGTTTGTTTTTCTTCATTGTTTCAATCAGTTCTCTTTCAAATTCTGAATATAATACAGGGGTTGGAAAACGTTGACCTAATAAATTTGCTTTATATGTCATTCCGTATTGATTATTTCCATTTTCCTTATAAATATTCCACTTATATTTTTCAGTCAATAAAACCTTTTCAATCCACATCCTTACAGACCTCTCATCTTCAGTCTTAATTAATTTACCGTCACTTCTCAACATTTTTTTCTTTTGAAAATCTATCAAAAATGTCTTACCGTTTGTATTTTTACTTTCATTAATCACATCTTTTGAATAATCTCTAAACTCTATTTTTGGTAATATTGCCATTCTAAACTCACCTCTGGAGCGTAGTTAAACACATCAACTACAAAAAACTTATCTTCTTCAACATTAGGTATAACCAGTACGTACATACCTACCTTTAAATTAAAAACAGTTTGTAATATGAATTTTCCTTTATCTTTATTATCTTTTTCACTTTTACTTGATTTATATGTACCACTATGTCCCGATATGGTTAAATTAGTATGTCCTGCACTATCCACTCCACCACCACTTGTGTCTAAATTATTTATTTCACAATCAGTTGATTTGTTACCTTGTGACTCAAAATTTTTCATAGTACATTCAATCTCTAGTCTATTTGTGATGGCGTTTGAAAGATAGATTTTGTCAGCGTCTATAACCCCATATCCATTTAATAATTCAATACTAATATTAGGTAACGGTGATAAAATCTTACCCAAGACAGCACCAATAGGCGATGGATTATCACGTTCTTTAAATTTTTCTGCAAGTGCTATATCCCAAGACTTTTTATTATCATTCATCACTATACCCCTCCAATTTAAGATTTATTCTGTGAATATTGTTAGAGATTGTGTGATTACTCTCTTTTATCAAATATTCACCTTTCAAATTAAAAAGTGGTAAATCAATATCAATCACTCTACCACTCTTAACTTTGTCATCACCAAGCACATCAATACCAAAATCCTCAGTGATTCTATTTAATTTTTTTAATTCATTTTTAGCAACTAAATTAGCTTTACTAAATTCTTTTTCATCCAATGTCACTACTTGTTGTAATTTACCATACTTCTCAATACTCTTAGTGTCTTGCTCTTGTCCTATTGTTCTTACTGCACCTTTATTTTCTGTAATTACAAGTACACTATTTTTCATATCTACAATAGATTTTGTTAAAGATACTCCACCAATATTTTCATTTATATTTATAAACTTATCTTTTTGAATTTCAAATTGACCAAACACCGTTATTTTCTTATAAGGCATTATTTTTAAAGTACCATTATCAAATTCAATAAAAAACTTCTTAGAGTTAAACTGAGAACATTGTTCTATTATATCTTTTATAACATCTGATATACTCTTATCCTTATAGATTTTATCAATCTTAGTGTCTAATCCACTCACTTCAACTTTTATTCCAATTTCTTTACATAGAGATTTTACACAATCATTACCTATCATTTTCTTAAATTGCTTTATAACAGTAGATTTATTCAAATACCACGCCATATCATATGCTGTAAAATTAGTTATTTTCCCGTTAGGTGTTTCCGTTACAATAATAGCTTGTACCAATGTTTCTCCTTTATCATTTAGAATTTGGATAGGGTCACCAAGCGTAATATCATATAAAAACTCAAAATCTTTATCATATCTATTTACAGGTAATTCAAATTCAACCTCTACTCCTAGTGTATCAACAGTATCTCTCCACGTTAAATTACCTATAATATCACTAACATCTTTATCTTTTATAATTACTTTATACATATGCACCACCTACTTTTTAGGTTTTTTATTAGCATTATCTTTAATCTTATTTTTTATTTTAGTTTTCTTATCTTTAGTAATATTAGTATTATCTTTTGTGTTTTTAGGTTTATTAGATTCAATAGGTGCAGTTGTCTTATTAATAGGTAAAATATATTCAGTAATATCCAATGTGTATGGTATATCCCCTGCCCTATCTCTAAAATTGTATGTAAAATTATATCTACATAGCATATTCAATATTACCTGATATTTATCTACAATAATTATTCTTACTGGTAATTTTAAATCTCTATATTTCTCAAAGAATTTAACATAATATTTAGGCTGTTTAAAATTAAGAAAACTCACAAAACTATATAATTTGCTAGGAAAAAAAGAGGAAAAAGAAAACTTTTTTAACCCTTTTCCTCCAATTAAATTTAATGTGTTACCATCAATAGTTGTAAACTCCTCGTCTGTTGTATCACAATTCATAACCTCAATATTTTGTACAACTGGGATATCAACTATTTCTGTTTCTCCGTTATTCTCAGCTATAAAATATATTTTCATTTGCCTTTATCCTCCTACATATTACCTAATGTCCCTAATATTTTATTGGCTGTATATTCGGCATATTTTTCCATTTGTTCTCTTTCTCCAATAAAATTACCATCGATATTAATAGTCACACTTATAGATTTATTATTATTTAATGATTTTCCTTGCTCGTGAGATAAAATTTGTGTCCCAGCTGGTAATATAGCTGTTTCATTTCTTCCACCCTCATTAATTCCAGTTAATCCACCTTTAAAGTATGCAGTACCCAAAGCATGTCTAGGATTTTTAATAGTAGTTGTAGTTGTTCCTGATTTGTTACCTTCACCTATAGTACCTGTTGTTTTAACTTCATTGATTTCATTGATATTAGTAGTACCTAATGTAGATTTAGAATTTTTTACAATGCCTGTTGCTCCACCTGTCTTATTTGCTCCACCAACTGTTTCAGTGGTCTTTTTAGTGTTCTCTGTAATATTTATAGTTTTATCCTCTACTTTTGTATTATTCCAAAATTTTAACTTATCTATAAGTTTTCCAAAAGCATTTTTTGCTGTTTCAATAGGATGTAATACAACATCTAATGCTTTCATTAAACTATCCCAAGCACTCATAAATACACCAGTTACAAAATCAGATACTTTAAAAAATGCGTCTCTCAATACACCTAATACGTCAATTACTCCATTCCATATAACAGTAAATATTCCACCAACAACTTTACAAACTCCCAAAATAACATCTTTAACATAGTTAAATGCACCAGCTAAACCATTCCATAGATACTCTCCAAAACTTTTTATACTATCCCAATTTTTAGTAATTACATTTTTTAACCATAGAAATAAATTAATCATTACACCAACAGGGTTGCCAAACTTTATAATAAATTTAAGTATCTTGCCTAATGGATTTTTATCTAATTTATCCCATAACTCTTGTACTTTCTTTTTAAATTTATCCCAATTTTTATAAATAGCAACTAATGCACCTATTAATGCACCTATAGATAATACCACAAGACCAATCGGATTAGCATTTAAAAGAAAATTAGTCACAACCATAATTCCATTGAAAAGTAAAGTTTTAGCACTAGCAATCATTACAGCAGTTTTATATACTCCAAAAGCAACAGCTACACCAGTTACAATAGGTGCTATCCAATTCCAATTGTCAATAATTTTATTAGCTAAATCTATTGCAAACGCACCAGCTTCTGTTAATATATTCCAAAACTCTGTTAATGCTGGTTTTAATTTCTCAAATATTTTACCTAATAATTCTTTAACTTTAACTATATATGGTTTAGCATTATTGTACATTTCTTCAAATTTATCAGCTAATCTCAAAATATAATCCTGAATAGCAGGTATCTTACTGTGAAACCACTCAGCTAAATTTGCAAGTTTAGGTATTAATTTCTTACCAAGTTCAGCCTGCATATCACCAAAAGCACCTTTCATTGCAACGATTTTACCCTCATCTGTTTCTCTAAGTGCTTTATTTGTTCCACCGATAGACTTCTCTAATTTTTTATTGATAAACTCAATTCTTTGTTCTGCACTCATAACTTTAAATAATTTTTCTTCATTTGCAGTTAATACGACTCCATATTTCTTTAAGGCATTGACTTTGCCATTAATTGCTTTCCCATATAGTTCAGCTATACCTATTGCGTCCTCTTGTGTCCCATTTAACCCTTTATCATAAGCAATCATATCGTCAAGTATAGGCATTGTCTTTTTGATTTGGTCTGCATTCATTTTAAATACAGCTAATCTACTTGCACCAGCAACAGCAACATCGTCTCCAACAACCCCTATATCTTGTAAAACACTAGCTTCATCTTTTAACATTTGGATATGTTCTTTGCTGAATTTAGCTTGTTTCATTAAATTTGTTTCCAGTAATTTATCAGCTTTTAATTTTTCTTTTGCACCATCTATAGATTGTTTTATAAATAAACTTGCACCAGCCATTAAAGCACCAAAACCAATAGCACTCCATTTAACAACTGTTTTCATACCTGCTTTTATAGCATTAGTAAATTTTTGAACGGATTTACTAGCTTGTTTTAATTTATTTTTAGTTGCACCTAATTTATCATTTACTTTATTTAATGGGGTTGTAAATTTATCTCTTAAACTAAGAATTACACCAACAGTCTTCGACATAATACCCTCCTTTCTTGTAAAATAAAAAAGCACCTAGTATTTAAACTAAGTGCTAAAAATATAATATTTTTTGATTAATAGAATGCTAATAATTTATAATGTTCATTACCAGCTACAAAGAAAATTATATCTCTATCTTCTTTTAAACGCTCATATAAAACTTTTTTAAAATAAACAGCATCTGTTGTTTCAATATCAAAGAATTTATTTTTTATTGAAAATCTACACATAATATCATCTTTTCCAACCATATCTGTATAACTAATATTTTCAATTATTTGTAATTTTGCTCCAAACCAACTTCTAATTGTTATTTTCATTTTCTCACCTCTTTTCATATATAATGTCGTAATGCAAATTATAGCACTATATACATACTTAGTAAAGAAAATTATATACCTTTATTTAATCTATCAATCTCCAACTCCATTGTAGCCATCATTAATAACTTTTCTTCATACTCTAAATTAAGTAGATACTCAATTTTAAAACCTCTTAAAACATAAAAAGAGAGGAAAGCCATATCAGCGTCCCTCAAAATTAGTTTTTTAGTTCTTCAATCTCCTCATTATCAGCAAGTCCATATAAAGATAAGATAAATGTAGCAAGTTTATTAATTTCTCCTAAGTTCTCCTCAAACACAGGCATTACCACATCATATGGCTCTGCAACCTCATAAACCTCTTGCAATTCTTTTTTCTGTAATATAGGACAATGTTTATAAATTAATTTACAGTTAGCTTTATATGCACCATCTGTACTTTTATCCTCAGCACTATCCATTATTTTTATAACTTCCCTTGCTTTAAGTTTTACAACTTCTATTGTTCCACCTAAAACTTCTGAATTAAACAGTACAATTTTCATTTTATCGTCATTAGATTGTTCTTTTTTAGCAATTAACATTTCCAAAGTTATATTTTTAGCCATTTATTATATCCTCCTTAAATTAATTCAATAAATCTATAATGTGAAAAAGAAAATGGTACTTCTTCCTCTCTTAAACTTTTGTTCTCAAATTTTAATGCCATTAGTTCATTAATAGTTACACCAGTTAATTCAACTCTTTCAGCACCATACGCACTTGGGTCATCTAATTTAGCAACTATTGTGAAATCAAGCATATTACCACTTCTTATAGCGTCACCAATTAATTTAGCGATTGAGCTATCTATTTTATGTAGTGTCATTGTACCCTCTCCACTATAACCCATATATCTTTTATGTTTTCCTAAATCTCCCATTATATCAACATCTTCATAATCTAGGGTTATTTTGGCTTCAAATGATTTTACTGAGCCAACTTCTTGACCATCAAACCATACTGCACCAAAACTACCTCTTATAATTTTATTTTTATCCATTTTATTAAACATAGATTAACCTCCTTAAAACATATTGATAGTAAACTTAAAGTCTTCAACAGCATTTAATATCTTGATATTTGCTTTCATAAATACTTTTTTCTTAAATGTTAGTTTTTTGATTTTCTCATCATCCCAGTCTTCAACTTCTTTTTTACCAACACCTAACCAAGCCAATCTTTGTGCTTCTACGTCTACTTGTGAATAGTTATCGTATTCTTTATCTAATATGTCCTCTCTTTCAAGTTCTTTGAAATAAGCATTAATTGCTGTGAAAAATAGCACTTGATTATCATATTTATTTTTATACTTACCTATCCACTTTTTGAATGTTGAATAAATATCATCTCTCATTAAATCCATAGATTCAATTATGATAATATCTTTCATATCCTCCATTTCATCTTGTGTTATTTCTTCTAAAGACGTGCAACCTCTCGCAACTCTTATATCTCCCTCATCTTTGTATAGACAAAAACCACCTTTATCAATAACATCATCAATCTTGTTAAAAATACTTACTTCTTTTAAATTTCCACATAAAAAGCTAGTTGCTGAACGTGTCATTGGTAACCCAGCTAACATACCTAAAACAGACGGTATATATTGCCAACCATCAACTTCTCCTCTATCATCAACAAAAGTTACTTTATCATTCATTAAATTTACAATCCCTTTATTATCAGGTTTTGTAGCTTTAAACACCACAGCTTTATAAGTTTTTCCAGCTTTTCTAACAGATTTAATCCAACTTACTAAAGTTGCTGTATCTCCACTTGACCCATCATAAGCAAGTCCAATCCAATTTACTCTTTCTTGTGCGACTATTTTCAATGTATCAGCTAATGTTCCAGCACCGTTGTTAAAAACTAATACTTTATTTGGTGTATATTCAAACGTATCCTTAACTAAAGGTAATACCTCTGCTGAATAATCATCAGGGTTGATATCAATTACTGTTTTATACTCTTTCATAGTCCAATTTTTACCAACTTCATTTACTATTAATCCAACTATTCCTAATTGGCTTCTTTTCACAGCTGTTACAGCTAATTGTTTAAAAATTATTTCAATACTAGGTAATCCCATATTCTATAACCTCCTATTTTATCTAACCTTATTTCTTATCTAAAAACGATATTCTAGTTCTTCCATCATTTCACTATCAACATCATTTTCTATTTGTTCCATTGTTAAGCTATCAAAACTAGCAATCAATACACTCTCATCTGTTTCATCAAAATCAATATCGTCAACAGGTATGATAAAATCATCTGTGACTTTTAATGAGCCTAAAAAAGCGTCCTCTATTGCTTCTGTTATCTTTAAACGTTCTAATCTACCTTTACCTATAACACTATTAAAAAAGTAGATTCTAATTGTAAAGTGACGCTCTTTATAAGTAGTCATAAAAGCACTTGTTTTTAATCCGTCCAACTCAGTTCTAAAACTAGGTCTATTAAATTTTTCAGATAAATCTTTACTATCAATTTCAATATCAGGACAAGCATTATTTAATGTAGAATTGACAGCTTTTAAAATATCACTCAACTTAACCATCAAAAACCTCCATTTTTAATAATTTCATCTACAAAACCCTCTGTTGATTTTACAAATTCATCATGATAATCTTTATGAGCCTGTTCCAATACAAAATACCCTTTTTTAAACCCGTGTTCTTTACCAGTTCTATCTTTGATAATGTGACCTTTTTCTATCAAATGAGCATGAGGCATATAGTTATAAACTCTTATGCAATCATCCTCACCATTCCATTTATAATATCTACCACGTTTAAAACCTTTCATATAATTACCAGTTTTTATCTTTACTTTGCTTTTAGCAATTTTTTTAGCAACACCTTTTAATTTATTACCTTGCTTTTGTAAAAATTTTTTTGTTTCCTTAGGATATTTTTTTGCAAGTTTTAATACTTCTTTTTCAAGACCATCTAATTCATCTGTTGTAAACCCATCCATTGTGTTACTCCTCTGTTCT